CTGGGTAAGTAAATAATCTAGACGCACAAGTACCAAATTAACGGAAAATTTGGGGTAAATTATCGAAGTAAAAAATTTTCGGTTTGACGAAAGTTGTAGGAATTAAAGACGAATTTTTAGAAAGATGTTTCTTGTTTGGAATTTAGTTTAAGATATATTCGGTTTGAATACGAATATAAGGGAATTAACACGATTACTTCTTAGCTTTTTTCCAGATTTGGATAAGACCAGATGTTCCAGCCTTCGCTTTAGGCTACGGCTGTCATCATCTTCTTCAATCCGAGTTAGGAAAAGCTAGAAGAAGCAGGTGATTTGGTTTGATTAATCTTATAAATTAATATAAATATTATACCACAATTTTCGGCATAAGTAAAGGTTTATTTTTTGAAGGTCATTGAGTGCTGAGTTTTTGTCCGTTAGTTGAATACATAAATAAATCATTTTTGTAAGTTTAAGTCGAGTTTGTAAGTGCAAATTCTCGAACTTTTATGGCTCATCACCTTCTTAACTTTTTAAGTTTTCGGTCATGACTTTTCCAATTTCGTTGTAATGCTCTATTTTCTTCAGTTTTCTTCGCATTGATACGCTTGATTTTTTGGTTTCGAGCATGTCGTTTTTCACTAGGCTTTTCGTAATACTGTCGGTCTCTTACCTCTTGTTTTAAGTCTTTGCCGTACGCTTTAAACTTACGAATTGCTCTCTCAATTCTCATATATCTACAATCAATTCGCAAATGTCCACCCTCTTTTTCTTAGATACTGGACTTGTTTACGCACTGAATTTTCTGAAACATTCAGTTCCGATGCGAGTTGGGAAACGGATTTGCTTGAGTATTCATTCTTCAGCTTTTGCCGTTCTTCATGTGTCCATAATTTTTTCATACAGGTATTATAGCAAAATAGAACCAAAAAGTCAAGAATTAAATTTTTTTACTTGACATGGCACTAAAAAGTTGCTATACTATAACTTATGAATAATATAGATACAGCATTTTTAATAGTTTTAATTGTAAGTAATATCATCACATTTTACTGGGCGAAGAAGAAATATATCGAGCATACGCTTGACTATTTGGAGCGCACAGGAATGATTGAATTTGAAGAAGAATAGAAAAATAGTTCTTGACTTTTAGTTGAAATTTGAGTATAATTATATATGAGAATAATGGTATTCTCATAGCATACCGATGGCGGGTGCTACATAATATATAGGAGTATAATTATGACAAATACAATGTTAAGGCATTTTTTAGGGTTTGACCCAGATATGTTTGAAACAATCGACAATAGCTATCCTAGATACAATATTGTCAAGTCAGATGATGACGCAGTTAGTGTGGAGATTGCGCTACCCGGCTTTAAAAAAGACCAAGTAAAGGTAGAGCAAGATGGAAATAAATTGCATATTTCAGCAAAAGCTGGAGACTGGTTGCAAGAAGGCGAAAGCTATTTGCATAAAGGTTTCAGTTCAAAAGGATTTAATAGGCAGTTTATACTCGGTGAGTATATGGAAGTTCATTCTGTAAGACTTAACGATGGTGTTCTCACAATCAATGTGGTAAAGAACATTCCAGACGAGAAGAGACCTAAAACTTTTGACATAAGTTAATTGTGTATATAAAATGCAGGACTCCGCGCTCAAGGCGGAGTCGTGCTTCTATTCAGCGGAAGCGCGACTTAAGAAAACAACAAGACGCTGAACTACTAGCAATGATAGATAAACATATTGCTGAGATGAACAGGAAAATAACCAAATGGAAATAAGTAAAGAGGGCATAGCCCTAATTAAAAAATTTGAAGGGTGTGAGTTAGAAGCTTATAAGTGTTCGGCAGGAGTATGGACTATCGGATATGGTCATACAAAAACAGCAGAGCCAGGCTTAGTTATATCTCAAGAACACGCAGATTATTTACTAGAAGGCGAACTAAAAGAGTATGCCGAGTATGTAAATGACTATGTGAAGGTTGAATTAAATCAAAGTCAATTTGATGCTTTAGTAAGTTGGACTTTCAACCTTGGCCCAACTAACCTGAGTTCTTCTACCCTTTTAAAAAGAATAAACGCAGAAGACTTTGCAGATGTTCCACATCAAATTAAAAGATGGAACAAAGCTGGAGGAAAAGTTCTTGAAGGACTTATTCGCAGACGAGAAGCAGAAGCATTATTATTTGAAGGAAAAGAGTGGACTCATGTATAACGAAGTATTAAATTACATATTAAAACATCAACATATAAACGAGGACAATTTGAACTCTACATTTGATGAGTTAGGAATTGATAGTTTAGATTCTATAGAATTAGTCATGGACTTAGAAAAAGAATTTAAAATTACAATACCTGACCAAGATGTAGACTCATTTGAAACTCCTCAAGATGTGTTAAACTACTTTAAAAAATGAAAAAAATAATAGACTGGTTTAAAAGTCTATTTTTCAAAGAGTATAAGTTGATTGTGAGTTATAATATGACTTACGGCGATAGTGACGACCAAGTTTACTATGTTCGTAAGTTTAAAAAGAAAACTCCCAATCATCTTATCTTTGAAACAAGCGATGGATTAGTAGTTGAAGTAAATAGTGCAACTGGTTTGCACTATAGAATTGAGGAAAGATAATGCAACAATTCTTTTTAGCATTAGTTCTCATATTAGGCGGAACTAGTTATTGGCTTTATACAGAAAATCAAAAATTGATTGCAAATAATGCAAAGCTAATGACAGCAACACAACTCCAAGAGGAAACCATATCACAGTTGCAAAATGATATGCAACTTCAAACTGAAAGTCTTTTAAACCTACAAAGCAAAAATCAAGATATCGAGTTAGAGATGAATAGATATTTAGACATCTTTAAACGACATAATTTAACCAAGTTAGCAGCTGCAAAGCCAGGTCTAATCGAGACCAGAGCTAACAAAGCAACCAAAGAGGTATTTGATGGAATTGAACAAGATAGCCGTGACATCGATGCTGCTGATGATAACCTCATCGTGCAGCCTCCTGCCAACGCAGACATTAGAGGTTAGTGCAAAACCTATAGAACGGAAGATTGCACAACCAGTGTTGCCTCGGGAAATAGATTTAAAAGAACCTTATTGGTATGTAGTTTCAGAAAAGAACTTGGAAGAGTTCCTCGAAAGAGTTGAGAAGGAACAAGGACAAGTAGTGTTTTTCGCTATGTCCGTTCCTGACTATGAACTAATGGCGTATAATACGCAAGAGTTAAAACGATATATTCGTGAACTCAAAGAGGTAGTAATTTACTACCGCACGGTAACAACAAATGGCGGACAATCAGGACAACAGCAGGAATGAAGTCGAAATTGATTTAGATAAGTATATGGCGTTGATTGAAAAACTCGACAACGCAGAAGATACTATCAAAGATATGCAGGCTGAAGCCGCTGAAGCAAAGAAAAGACTTGCCCCACCAAAGAGAAAGTTTATAGACTTGTTCTTAGATGACAATGATATAAACGAGAAAGCAGTTATTGGTTTCATATCCTTTGGTTTGATGACAGTCTTCGCAATATGTGATTTAATTACAGCATTTTGGGGTCAAGACCTAGTTATAAGTGATACTATTTATACTTCACTTGTAGTAGTGACCTTAGGTGCTTTCGGAATCAGCGAAGCTGGCAAAGCATTTGGTAAGTAATAAAAAATAGTTCTTGACATTATACTCAAACTTCTGTATAATATACAGTATGAAAAATGAAAAGAACAACCAAGACAATTCATGCGCTGACGAGGAATGTGATATATGTTGCACTCCATTAGAAGATGGCGAATGTCCAGTCTATAAATGCTGGATATAACATGAATTTATTTTACCTAGATGAAAATTTAGACAAGTGCGCAGAGTATCATGTTGACAAACATATTGTTAAAATGCCTTTAGAGGCAGCACAGCTACTTTGCACAGCAGTCTGGGTAGACCATGTATTGGGGTTTGTTCCTCGAGAGCTAAATAAGGAAGAACGGGACGCACTGAATAAAGAGAAAGCCGAAATCAAACATTTAGCTATAGAGGACAGACCTCTTACACCATATTTGCCAATGATGTATAACCACCCCTGCACAATTTGGACTAGACAATCATTGGACAATTTCGAGTGGGTTCATTGCTATGCTAATGCACTTAATGATGAGTATTATTATCGTTATGGCAAACAGCACAAGTCTGTGGTTGAGGTAATTAACAAATTGCCAGAACCTAAAAACTTACCCCGCAAAGGACTCACTCCTTTTCTGATGGCAATGCCAGATGAATTGAAAGACGAAAGCGATGTCGTAGGTTCGTATCGCTTATATTATCACACAGATAAAGCTACCTTTGCTAACTGGTCGCATCGTGAGAAACCTCATTGGTGGGACGAAGGCTTAGCATGGTATGATAAGAGGATTACAAGTAAATAATGAAAGCAGTAAAGTGGAAGAACAATAAAATATTCGTTCCTGAAGGTATGACCGAACAAGAAGAACAGTCTTATATAAAATCAGCAATTAGTTCACTAATGCGCTGGAAACCTATAACTGTTAGAAAAAGAAAAGGAAAGCCCTTCTATCATGGTAATTCAAAAGTAAAACGCAAAAAGACTTAGGAGAAAAATTGGTAGACATAGAGTATAAATTTGACGAGGATAAGAGCCTGTCTGAAATTAAAGATTGGATAGACGGCACTTACAGTGAACACTATAGCATGAACAAAATTCAGTCTACTGAATTTATAATAGACGCAGAGCATGGACGAGGTTTTTGCATTGGGAATATTATAAAGTATGCTCAACGCTATGGGAAGAAGAATGGCTACAATCGAGAAGATTTACTAAAGATAGCCCATTATTTAATTATATTAATGGGGATAGAAAATGATTAAAAGTAAATCGTATGAAAAACTAGATGATGCAAACATTCAAAGAGTTATAAACTTTTTAGAAGCAGACACACCTATAACCAAAAAGGAAGCCTGTGAAATGTTAAACATCAAATACAACACAACAAGACTTCAGCGAATCATTGATGAATTTAATGATACCAAGATATTTAGAGAAACTCGTAAAGCTCAAAATAGAGGAAAGATGGCAACACAGGACGAAATCAAAACTGTCGTCCAAGAATACTTAGAGGGTGCTAATATTAGTACCATAGCTAAAGGTATTTATCGTTCTCCTTCTTTCGTTAAAAATATAGTTGAACGAGTAGGAATACCACAGAAGTTAGCTGAAACAGATTATGCAGGACACAAAATGGCATTATTGCCAGACCAGTGTGTTTCTGAAACATTTGAAGTAGGAGAACGAGTGTGGTTTCCACGCAAGAATAGATTTGCAGAAATCCGATATGAGATTACACAATTACATCAATCACAAAATCGTGGTTATGCTTGTTACGGCAACGTAGCACAGTGTGTAAACTATGAAGATAAATATGGCGCTAAATGCTATAACTTATATGTTTTTGACCCTGTCTCACAGTCAGACTTAGACAAAAGTTATTTCCCACATTTAGACGCTAGTAGAGTCGGATTTTATTCAAACGCACTTGCATATGAACTTGGAAGCTTAAGACACTTACAACAATATCTGTAAGATAATATAGGAACAAATATGGAACCAAATTGGTGGGAACTTCTTATAGCCTTTTGGTTATCAGGAGCTTTCGTAGTAACATGGAATTTATGGTGGCCTTCATTCAGATTTATGAAGAAGATAGCACCAAAGCACCCTGCGTGTAGACATTGGTATGTAACTGTTGCTCTATTTTATTTAATGACCATAGTAGGACTGCCTTTATTAGTAGTTACACTAGGAAGTGAAAAATATAGAGATGACTTTATATTAACATATGTAGCGCAGTTATTAGAGGGGAAGAAATGAATTATTTATTAGAAGCATTAGTTAAAAAACTAGAGGGTGAAATTGCAGTAGGTAAAGCAAATGTTCTTGCTTACCAAAGAAACCCTGTAGGAATAGGGGAGCACTCAGAAATTGTTCAAGCAGTGGAACAAGAAATAGTCAAAATTGCAGAAGCAGAAGACAAAATTTCCACTATTCAAAAACATTTTTCTTAGGGTAACGAAAAATAGTTCTTGACTTCGCACTTAAAATTAACTATAATATATTATATAAATGAGTGATAGATTTTATTTACAAATGAAGCAAGCGACAGGGTGGGCACCCGGTTTGCCTGAATTTTACAAAAATAGGAGAAAGAAAGTGTCAAATTGGACAGATGAATTAAAAGCACAAGTAGTCGAAGACTATCAAAGTGCTGACCCAACTCCAGAAACAAGTATGGAAATTGTGTCAGATATTGCAGAAAACATAGGTCAAACACCTAACGGCGTTAGAATGATTCTAACCAAAGCTGGTGTCTATGTAAAGAAAACACCTGCTGTTGGTAAAGCGTCAGGTGGCACAGGTGGAACAAGAGTATCAAAAGAAGGTGCTCAGCAGGAGTTGTCCGCAGCTCTTACTGATGCTGGAATTGATGTTGATGATTCCATCATCTCAAAACTTACTGGTAAAGCAGCTAAGTACTTTGCCGAAGCTATTAATAAACTTAATGGTTAATTAATATCCTTGACTTACCCTAGTGGTAAGTCGAGGCTTTTTTGTATCTCCATTTTTCAGTTGTTTTTTGACTTAGCGATTGATTGGTATAAGAGGTTATATCCACCAACGCAGGGGAAAAATGAAAAGAGAAAAATTTATACAGGAAATGGAAAAGCATGGCGACGCTTTAGTTACATATAGAAGTGCTAAGAGTCGTAAACTAAAGTATAATGTATGCACAATGGAGTTTGACAATAAATATATACAGTCAAAAAGAAATCGTGCTAGACCCAATGAACATCAAGTTCTTACTTGGTGTTGGGATACAGACTCCTTTAGATTGCTCGTCCCCGAAAATGTAGTTTCGGTAATTCCTTTATCGGTGATACTAAAATGAAGATAGAATTATACGAAACACCAATGGTGTATGAAAAAGAGATACACTTTAACGAAGACAAAGGAGAAAAAGTATTCTTAGGAGTAAATAGCTTTCGAGGAAAAGAGTATTTACATTTAAGAAAATACTACCAAGACTTTGACGAAGTGTGGAAACCTTCAAAAGATGGAGTTGCCATCGAACTAGATTTCGATAACTCCAGAGCCTTATTTCAAGGTCTAACAGAAATTATTTCTTTAGCAGAATCAAAAGAAATTATTGAAGAAAACTTCAAAGATTTACTGGACGATATTTATCAGGATTAAAAAATATTTCTTGACAAACTGGTCAAAATCACATATAATATAGTCATGAGTTTGGAAAATTACTTAAAACAATGTGATTTAGCGTATTTCAATGGTAAACCTATTTTGCCAGATGAAGTTTATGATAGATTAAAAATAAGTCAAAATACTATAGGCTACGAGGATATGCGTGAGCAACGCATTGCCCATACATATCCAATGTGGTCTTTACAAAAGGTATTTCAAGGCGACCCTGCTCCTGACTGGGCAAACTCCCCAGCAGTAGTTGTCACTCCAAAGCTAGATGGTGCAGCTATCTCCCTACTATATGTTGAGGGACAGCTCACTCTCGCCTTGACTAGGGGTGACGGAAACAAGGGTGTACCAATTACAGATAAGGCAGCGATGTTAGTTCCTTGTAATATAGAAACTGATAGAAAAATTCTTCAGATAACTGGAGAAGTAGTTGCCCCTAAAGATATACCAAACTCCCGTAACTATGCGGCAGGCTCTTTAAATCTCAAAGATATGCAAGAGTTTGTCAATCGAGAATTATATTTTGTAGCACATGGTGTTGAACCAGCTCTTGAAGAGACCTATGTCCAAGATATGAGCCACCTTATTGATTTAGGGTTTGTAACAAGCGTTGATGTCAATGACTCAATGTTTCCTACTGACGGCTCAGTTTTCCGAATCGGAGACAATGAAACATACTACTCACAAGGGTATACATCAAGTTTTCCTAAAGGTGCTTTTGCACTTAAAGCCATTGAAAGAGGTATTGTTACGGTGCTTCTTGGGGTTGAATGGAATGTAGGTAAGTCTGGTGCTGTGACTCCAGTTGCAATTCTAGACCCTATAGATATTGATGGTGCTACAATCTCTCGTGCTACATTGCACAATGCAGGATTTATTAAAGCCCTCGATTTACATTTAGGTTGTGAAGTTGAGGTAATCCGCAGTGGAAAGATAATACCTAAAATAATCAGGAAAGTAGAATGATAAAAACATTAGGAAACCCAATCAGTATTGAGCCTAAGGTTATACACGAATTTAGAGGCGAGTACCAAAGTAAAAACAGATGGTCTCGCGTTTTAGAAAGTAAAGATTGTTTTACAGTAGAATTCTTTGAAGATAATGTTTTTCAAGGAGCTAGAACAATTAAAGGCCATAGCGAACAATATGCAGAAGACTGCGCAGAAAACTGGGTGCTTGGAGTAATTAGTGAAGTATAATAAGTCAGAAGTTGAAAACTCAAAACGAATTTATAAGTCAGCAACTCCAAAGCAAGACCTCAGTTGGTATGTGAAATGGACAGCGTCATGCTTCCTAATCTGTGGATTTGCAGTTCGCTCAACTCAATCATATCCATTTATCGACCTGTGCTTCTCTTTAGTAGGAGTTGCAGGTTGGTTATGGGTTGGTTTACTATGGAAAGATAGAGCATTAATAATACTTAATTCTATCGCACTTTTCATTCTTTTATCTGGTTTCGTTGCGCACTTTGTGTCCTAATGAAGTCAGGTATTCTATATGGGATTAAATTCATTAACCCCAACACACAAGAAACTTTCCTAAAGGTCGGTATTGCAAAATATCGAGCTGGAAAAGTTGGTGTAGGAGTATTACAACGAGGAAGTAATAAGGATTTCTATACTCCAGACTACCAACAATTTATACAAAGAACTTGGACTGGTGACTATGATGACTGTCGAAAAATGGAGTGGGTTTTACATTCAATGTTTGAAGATGATAAATACCTACCTAAAATAAAATTTGGCGGATATACAGAGTGTTTTCAGATTAACTCAAGAATCCTAAGATGGTTCCCAAAGAAGTCTGAAACTGCCGAAGCTTGGCTTACCACTCACCAAAATCTAAATTCTGATTGAATCCAGTTTCATAAAAATAGTTCTTGACAATAAGGTCAATATTGAGTATAATATTAATTACAAAATGGAAATAAGAGAAGCATTACAAATTAAAATACCGACACACTGTCCTGCATGTGAAACTTTGCTTGATGTCATCAACGAAGTTCTCTTTTGTAGGAACGATTCTTGCCCTGCAAGAGGTCGTAAAAAGTTAGAAGGATTTGCTTCCCATTTGAAAATTAAAGGTCTCGGCCCTGCAACTCTTGATAAGTTGCAACTCGAAGACCTTCACGACCTCTATAACTTAGAGAAGCATGAGATAATCATGAGGCTAGGTTCGGATAAGGTGGGTAGTAAAGTTTATGACGAAATACAAAAGTCAAAGTCAGCAGACTTACAAACTTTACTACCAGCTTTCTCTATAAACTTGATAGGTCGAAGTGCCTCTAATAAAATATGCAAAGTAGTATCAAATATATCAGATATAAACGCACAAACCTGTAATGAGGCAGGTCTCGGCCCTAAAGCAACTGAGAGCCTATTGAACTGGCTTTCATTGGAGTTTTACCCCAATGACTACATCAGTCTCCCGTTTGATTTCGTAAGTTCAGAAACGATTGAGAAAGAGGAAATCAAAGGAACTGTATGTATCACAGGCAAACTTAACAGCTTTCCCACGAAAGCACATGCTCAAAAGGTTTTAGAAAATTATGGCTACATAGTTAAATCGTCGCTGACACAAGATTGCACTCATTTAATTAATGAGAGTGGAATCGAATCAGCAAAAACCAAGACTGCTCGTAGCCGAGGAGTCATAGTTATTAACAATTTAAAAGAATTAATAAAATAATAGGAGAATATTATGGCAGTACCAAAGTGGACTGATGAAAGAACTCAACAATTAGTTGATTTCGTTGGAGAAGGCCCTGTTTCTCAATCTGTTGTGCAAGACGCAGCAGAAGAGTTAGAAACATCTTCAAGAAGTGTATCTTCAAAACTAAGAAAAATGGGCTACGAAGTTGAATTAGCTTCAGCTTCTGCTTCTAAGTCTTTTTCAGACGAACAAGAAGCAACTCTTGCAACATTCGTGCAAGACAACAGCGGTGTTTACACATATGCTGAAATCTCAGAAAACTTTGAAGGAGGAAGCTTCTCAGCTAAATCTATTCAAGGTAAAATCTTATCAATGCAACTTACAGAGCATGTTAAACCAGCTCCTAAAGTTGAAACTGTAAAATCTTACAGCGATAGTGAAGAATCAACATTTATCGAAATGGTAAATAATGGTGCTTTCGTTGAAGAAATTGCAGAAGCTCTTGACAGAAGTGTTAACTCAATCAGAGGTAAAGCTTTATCATTACTAAGAGCTGAGCTAATCAATGCTATTCCAAAGCAAAAAGAAACAAAAGGCAATGGAAAAGCTGACGTATTAGCAGACTTAGAGATTTCTGGAATGACTGTAGAAGAAATCGCAGACGAAATTGGCAAAACTGTAAGAGGTGTTAAAACCATGCTTACAAGAAGAGGCCTACAGTGTGCAGATTATAACGGCGCAGCTAGAAAAGAAATCGGCTAATAACCTTTTTAAGTCGGGGGTGTTTACTCACCCCCGTTTTTTAACATATTTATTTGGGAGAATAATTGACTTTAGCCAGTGCATTAATAAAACAAATTCTGTCGCAAGAAGACTTTGCGACATGGAATCGTTTAAAACAACATTACCTACCTGAAACAACATACCAAAAATTATATTCTATAATTGATAAGCATGTGTTGAAGTATCATGCTTTGCCTTCTTTTGATGACCTAAAACAAAGTATCCGTTCGAGAGAACTTCAAGAACAAATATATGCCATAGAATCAGTTGACACTGATATAGATGCGTATTTGTTGTTGGATTACTTAAAAAATGAGTTTACTCAAAACGAAATTCTAAATAGAATTGATGAATATGTAGAAAGTCATGTTTCTCTAGCAGACGCACAAGAAAACATAGACTACTTACAAGAAATGGTAGTTCAAGTACAAGACCGAGTCGATACTAAAGAAGAAGATGAAAGTATGGATTCGGTAGAATTATTCGATTCGGAAGATGAAATTGCGAATCGTTTACCGTTAGGATTAAATCAAGACTATGATTTATCCTACAAATTTTCTCCCAAAGATTTGGTCGTTGTTGGCGCCAAGCGTGGTGGAGGTAAATCATTTACCCTCTGTAACTTAGCAAACTCAGTAAATGAAAGTGGCAAGTCTGCCCTTTACTTTACTATAGAAATGGACACTCGTTCCATTCTACAAAGGATTGTAGCAATGAGTACTGGCATACCGTTAGGTAGAATCATTGGTCGAAACCTTTATCCAAATGAGTGGGCAAAAGTTGCAAAGTGGTGGTCTATTCGATTTGAGAATGGAGAAAGCATTTATAATGACTTTCTTCAAGACCCAAATCAAGAATTTGATAAGTTTCATAGGAAACTTATTAGAGAGAAGTTCAAAACTGAAAAACAGATTGATGTCGTTTACGACCCTTCGCTTACTGTTGCTAAGATTATTAGCACGGTTAGACAGAAGCAATCCGAATATTCAGATTTAGGAATTATAGTAGTAGACTATCTAAACCAAGTTAAGCGTCACAACGCCCCAAGTCGTTCAGGTCAATATGACTGGACTGAACAAATCGAAATATCCAAAGCACTGAAGTTACTCGCCCAAGATGAAAAAATCTTGGTGGCTTCTGCTGTCCAAACAAATGATAATAACCAAGTTAGATTCTCACGAGGCATTTATGATGCAGTGGACGCTGCATATCAAATATCCCATTGGGGAGATAAAGAAAACGCAATTAAGTTCTCATGTGAAAAAATGAGAAGTGGTAAAGAGGGCGGTTTCGTTAGTGAGATAAATTGGGAGACATTGAAGATTGGACCACACACCGTGATGGACCCAGACGAGAAAGCAGAGCTTAAGGAAACATTATCAACAAACGAGGAGATAAACGACTTATGATATTGTATACAGAAAAACAATTAGAACACGCATGGATATTGCATTGTGCAGACATAGTAAATTACAATGCAGAAAATCCAAATTTTAAAATGAGTGTACCAACGATAGAAGAATTTAGACCTATCTATGAAGATGCACTCGAGCAGGAGTATCATGGCTGCTGATAGAATTCCAAGAGGAATAGCAGAAGAAACTCCGTTTCCGCCTCATACATGGTATAGAAGAAGTATTTATTTTTTACTAGAGGCAAACAAAGAAAACATTAGTAAAGTTCCGATAAATGAAAAACTAATGGAAGATTTATCAACTAGAAAGATGGTAAACCCAATTCTAGTGACACCCACATGGTGGCCTATTGCAGGTCAACAAAGAATGAGGTGTCTTATGGAACTTAAACAAGATTACGAAATTCAAGTGTGTAGATTAGACCAAGCATGGTGGACACACTTGTTTTACTGGAATGGTGAGCCCGATGCAAAGAGACTAGTTGCTATTTGGTTTCAAACTTTAGAAACAGTATTTAAAAGCAGATACTACACAGATAATTCTGACCAAATGATAGACTATGAGTTGATAGGTGACACCCTAAAATGGACACACAAAAAATAAGACTTGACACACAAGTTAAAATAGAGTATAATATATATAAATGATTGCAATAGACTTATTAACAGAAAAGGGCATTGACTACAAAGTTCAAGGAAATGATGCGGTTATATCATGTTTAAATCCAGAGCATGACGACACTAACCCAAGTATGAGAGTTGATAAGATTACTGGCGTCTATCATTGTTTTAGTTGTGGGTATAAGGGTAATCTCTTTACACACTTCGGAGCACCAGCTTCTTCTTTAGAAATTAAAATACATAAGATTAAAGAGAAGATTGATAGAAAGAAAGCAGAAACAGTAGGATTAAAACTCCCAGAAGATAGAGTTATATGGGACGCACCTTTTAGAAATATTAGTGCAGATACCCTAAAGATATGGCAAGCATTTACTTGGAATGTTCCAAAGTTTGAAGGCAGAATTGTTTTTCCAATTCGTGATATAACAGGAAAAACAGTAGGACTTATAGGTAGATTGATTCAGAATCAAATGATGATGGACAACAAACCTAAGTACTATATTTATCCAGTAGGAGTTCAACTTCCTTTTTGTCCAGCAAAACCGAAGTTGATACAGAACAGGGCAATACTCGTAGAGGGTATATTTGATGCCTTGAATCTATGGGATAATGGATTAAAAAATGCTGTTTGTTGTTTTGGAACTAAACAAATGAACTGGGTTAAGTTATCCCTTCTGAAGATGCAGGGCGTAACAGGACTAGACATCATGTTTGATGGCGATGAGGCAGGACAACAAGCTGCCGCAGAGATAAAAGGTCTTGCTGAAAAGATGGGAATGGCAGTCAAGATAGTAAAACTTAGACAAGGTCAAGACCCAGGCAACTTAACTAAAGAATCAATAGCAGAAATAAAAAGAATTTTATATGAGCAGTAGATGGAATACAGGAGCTTGGACTGCCGAAGAACTACAGAAGATGGCAGAAGTAGCACACCTCGATGAAAATGAGGGGTATGATATTTGGTCTGATGAATTTAAAAGAAGCAGTAGTGCATTTTGTTTGCAAAGAAGACGATACTTGCAGACTTATGACAAAGAAATGTTTCTTACTCCAAGACGAAAGAATAATAATGCTGCAACAACAGATTGGACTGGAACTGATTCTCTCATAGAGTTATTTTATGATGAGATATTACCTGAAGCCATAACTGAGAAATCTAAACAAAGAGTTTGGGTAGAGTTTGGTAAGTTCTTATTTGATGAATTTAATCTTAATGTAACCGCTAAAGCAATTGCTGATAGGAGAGAAAGATTACCTTCACACATTCCAAAAAATGCTAGAGATAAGTTAGACTCAAAGTGGTTACAAGACGCAAATCCAATATGGGATTTAGTTGAATTTGTATCTGCACAGAAACCAGTAGTAGTTAAATGTAAAAAATGTGAATATGAAACTACTTTAAGAATACACCATCTTGACACACTATGCCAAAGTTGTCAAGGTAAGATTACGGGTTGGTATACTCATAAGTTTTTTGAGAACAACCCAGATAAGGCACAGACACCTGCTATCCTATATTGGATAAGATTTAGAGCAAAACATATAGGAAATAAGATAGGAATAACAGAAAAAACTACAGAAAAACGGGGAGCAAGATATCCAGACTTTGATATACTTGCAGAACATAAACTCCCACTTTACACTGCATGGCAAATAGAACAATCAGTGATTAGGGAGAATAAAGAGGATAGAAATTATCCAGTAGAATTAGAAGGAAATGGAATAACAGAATGTTTCAAACGAGAAGTGGAGAATAGAATTGAAAATAGCATTAATAGAAAAATCAGCGAGTTCAACGGATTATCACAAGTATTTTAAGTTTGATTTCGATAGATATGCACTAGCAAGTGTAAAGAAACCAAAGATACTTAAATCAGATGTTGACATAGAAATAGATACAACCGAGTATGATTATATTATACTTGTTGGCGCAGAGCCATTCAAATACTTTACAAAGAGAACTTCTTTGTCAGCTGAGAATGGTAGATTGATAGATGACAAATGGTTGCCTGTCATATCGCCTGGTGCCATTGCATTTAGACCTGACCAAAAGAAAGCATTTGAAGATGCAGTAGAAAATGTTACTGCCTACATTAGTGGAGATTTGAAAGTATTAGAGATACCTGAGAAGTTTAAAATTGGTATTGAAGATACTGCAAAAGCAATAGAGTTTCTAACTGAAGTAAAGAACTCAGATGGTGAATATGTAGCTCTTGACTGTGAGACTAGTGCTTTATATGCTCGTGATGGGTATATGATTGGTTTCTCCATTTCGTATGAAAACAATGGAGACCAGTTTGGTGCTTACATAGATACTAACTGTATTGATGAAGATTGTGAAGAATTAATGCAAGACATCTTTAGTAGTAAGAAAATGGTATTTCACAATGCTAAATTTGATTTACAATGGTTTGAGTATCATTTTAACTTTAAATTTCCACACTTCGAAGATACAATGCTACAGCATTATCTTTTAGATGAACAACCTGGAACTCATGGTCTAAAGATGTTAGCAATGAAACATACTGATTTTGGAGAGTATGAACAAGAACTCTATAATTGGATTGATAATTATAGAAAACAAAATGGAGTTCTTAAAGATGATTTTACTTGGGACACAGTTCCATTTGAAGTGATGAAAGACTATGCTGCGATGGACGCGGTAGTCACACTTATTTTATTTAAAAAGTTTAAGAAAGCCCTTGATACAAATAGTAAATTAACTTGGGTTTATAATACAATATTAATACCTGGCACTCGTTTTCTGTGTGATACAGAAAGTAATGGTGTGCCATTTGATGCAGAGAGATTACAGAAAGCACAAACTCTTATGCAAGAACAGATTGATGAAGCAGTAGAAAAACTACAATCACATTCAGCAGTCACAAAATTTATACAGGACAATGGGGAATTTAATCCAAACAGCACAGTTCAATTACGAAAATTACTGTTTGACTATCTCGGTCTAACACCTACTGGTAAGAAAACTGGTACTGGTGCAGACTCCACAGATGCTGAGGTTCTAACCCAGCTCGGCGAACAGCATGAAATCCCCAAACTAATCCTCGATGTTCGTCAAAATGTCAAGATTAAATCCACTTATCTTGAGAAAATATTACCTGCACTTGACCGAGATAGTCGCCTTCGTACAGGGTTCAACCTGCACGGAACAACATCTGGAAGATTATCTTCTAGTGGCAAAATGAATATGCAACAAATACCTAGAGACAATCCTATTGTCAAAGGTTGTATCAGAGCAAACAAAGGACACAAAATAGTCGCAATGGACTTGACAACAGCAGAAGTCTATTGTGCAGCCGTACTCGCAAAAGATGAAGCCCTCATGGACGTATTTAGACAAGGAGGGAACTTCCACAGTACTATTGCTAAACAAGTATTTAAACTACCATGTGATGTAGAGGAAGTTGCAGAGTTATACGGAGATAAAAGACAACAAGCAAAAGCAGTTACATTTGGTATAATGTATGGCGCTGGACCACAGAAAATTAGTTGGCAAGTAACAAAAGATAGTGGTAAAGAGTTTACAATGCAAGAAGCACAATCAGTAATTGCACAATATTTTGAAATGTTTAGCAAATTAAAGAAATGGTTAACAGTTAACCAACAGTTTATAAGAGACAATGGGTTTATTTATTCTCACTTTGGAAGAAAGAGAAGATTACAAAATGCCCAATCAAGAGACAGAGCTATTGCGTCACATGAAGTAAGAAGTGGTATTAATTTCTTAGTTCAGTCAGTAGCTTCAGATATCAATTTGCTTGCCGCGATTGAAATGAACGAATGGATTAAAAAGTCGGGTTCTAAGGCTAAAATATTTGCTTTAGTTCACGACTCCATTCTTGCTGAAGTACCAGAGGACGAGATAGAAGAATATAGTAACAAATTGAGAGAATGTGTACAAAGAGATAGAGGAGTAAACATTCCAAATGCCCCTGTAGGTTGTGACTTTGAAGTAGGTGACGATTACAGTATGGGTAAATTTGAAGCAAAATATGCAGGTATGTAATGACTCCTGTAGAGTATTTTGCTACACTACACTTTCCGTTGTATGTTTTACATACTGACGAAGTAGTAGAATCAGATGGTCTTCTGTGGATAGAAGACCAAGTCTTAGATGACAAAAATATGAAGGGCGATACTCTTGGAAAGAGAAGATTACAGACGCCTATGAAAAGTATTTATCCTCTTAAAGTGATGATAAAAGATATAATTGGACTAATCAAACATGATGGACAGTTTTATATTGATTCATCAGGAGAGTTCATTAGATACAACAAAACATTAACTACTGAATTAAAGTATCACAAAATAAAAAGAGTAGTTAAAAAACGGTTTGGACAAGTAGTATTATGGGTAAAGGACTGTCCTTTTCCATTCGATATAGAAAGACCGCCCGCAGAAGGGCTTAGCTGGGCAGGATTATTATACTACCAAGGTTTACCGTGGTTGCCCTATGAATTTTGTGAAAATAAAAAGAAAAATACATGGAGAAAGATATGATAGATATTATCTTATTACCGTGGACACTATTCAAGTACATTTTCTCTTTAGCAGTATGGGGAAGTGTATTTGGTGGTATCTACTGGATTATTAAGGAACATATAACATGGAAGTAGTAATTTATAGCAAACCTAACTGTCCATATTGTACTATGGCAAAAAATCTTGCAGAGATGAAGGGCTGTGATGTAACTTACTTAAGTCTAGCAGAAGATTATGACTTTTCTACTTTTAAAGAGAAGTTTCCAACTGCTAGAACATTCCCACAGATTACTGTGGACGGAGAGAGTATTGGTGGGTACACCGAACTTGAAAAAATATTAAACTCACCAGACGAGTTTAATGATGTATTAAACTGATGGCAATTTGGGAAATGAAAAGACAAGATAGCATAGACGAGCAGATGAAGAAGGCATGGGAATTGCTTGACTCTGAAGATGACTTAAGAACAAAAATTAATCAAAGAATGGATATGCTACAATATCTGATGGAAAATCAGTATCATCTTGATAGAGCTGATGAAGTCTATGACTTTACTCTAACAATCTCTAAGTTTTGGAGTGCGTTAGATGAAGGAGATAGAGAGTATATTCAGTGTGCCCAAAACGCCTGTGAAGACAAGAGGCCTTGGAAATGAAGAAAATATTAGAAACTCCTTATTATTATTGGCATGAGTATTTACCAAAAAGTTTGTGTGAAGCAATAATAGAAGAAGGAGATAAATTAAGAATCGACCAAGCAGGTATCAAAGATGAAAACACCATTGATAAAGAGGCGAGAGAAACTAAAGTAGGTTTCTTCCCTAGACAACATTGGGTAGAAAGTATAGTAGCAAATGTAGTTCAAATGTCAAATGCACAAGCAAAGTGGAATTTTGCTCTTGATAGTGCTGAAGCAGTTCAGTATGGAATCTATAATGAAGGCGCATACTATAAATGGCACAGAGATGACGACCATCTTATTAGTTATAATAGAAAGTTATCAATTACTGTGCAGCTTAGTGACCCAACACACTATAGTGGGGGTGATTTTAAAATGTGCAACTTTTATAATGAAGAACTACCCTATGACCCAAAATTAAGAGGACAAGGGACAATCATTGTGTTTCCATCACTTCTTAGACATACTGTAGAAAAAGTTACTAGAGGAACTAGAAAAAGTTTAGTTCAATGGTATAGTGGCCCTGCATGGCAGTAGGATTCACATGTGGTGCTTTTGATTTACTTCACGCGGGGCATATTGCTATGCTCAAAGAAGCAAAATCAAAGTGCGAATTTTTAATAGTAGGGCTACAAGTAGACCCTACACTAGATAGACCGCATAAACATAAACCAGTGCAGTCTATTTATGAAAGATGGTTACAACTTTCAGCAGTAAAGTATGTAGACCAAATTATTCCATATGATAGCGAGTCGAGTTTACTAGATTTACTACATTCAACTAATATTGATGTAAGATTTATTGGTGAAGATTATTTTCCAAATAAACATTTTACAGGCAAAGAGTTGGATATTCCAGTAGTTTATACAAGTAGACAACACTCCTTTTCAAGTACAGAGTTGAGGAAAAGAATAAGTGAAAATAGTAGTAACGGGAAGTGAAGGTTTTATAGGTAAACAACTTTGCAAAGAACTGGAACCTCGTCATAAAGTCATTCGGTGGGATAAAAAATTAGGTAAAGATATAAGAAATTTTTATATTAATGGCGCAGACTATGTAATACATTTAGCTGGTCGAGCGAATATACCTGAAAGTATTAACAACCCAGAACTTTATTGGCAAGAAAATGTCAGAAACACAACTAAGATACAAAGACATTGTAGGCGTTCTCTTACTCCTTTAATTTATGCTTCTTCTTCATGTATACATCAATGGTATTTATCT